CGATTGGGAAAACCGAGAGGAATTACTTCAATGTGAAACCTCTGCCTGGCTCCCGTACTGGAATTCGTATCCGAGGGTGTGAATTCTTGGATACAGTTACCACTACGACTTCGCAAGCGGTTGGTGACGTGCTCTTTAATGGGCCCATCAACCCAAGTGCCTTCGTTGGCACTAGGCTTGCTATCATGGCGGCTACTTTTGACAAGTACCGGTTTAATAGGTTCCGCTTCATTGCGGTTCCTTTCGCTGGCACGAACACCAATGGTGGTTATGGCTTGGCTTATGATCGTGACCCGTCGGATGAGACGCCCGCTGGTGGAGTTTCCGCTTTGCGCGCGTGGAATGCGATGCCAAATACGGTTCAGGGGTCGGTGTGGGAAACGCTGACTGTGGACTGTCCGATCATGGATCCAACCACGGACTACTTCGTTAATTCGAGTGCGTCCGGTGATGAACGTCTGGTTGATCAAGGCCAGGTCTATATGTTCTGTTCCACGGCTATCACCACCGCCGTGAACTTTAACCTCTTAGTGGAGTATGACTTGTGTTTGTGGATTCCCGAACTCTCTCCGACTTTGAGTTCTGTCAAGTACGGCGCGGTTGCAGGTAATAGTACAATTGCCTTGGCTAATAACAACGTCTTCTCAGCTCTATCGAATACTGTCGCAGCTTGGCCTACGGCTGGAGCTAACATTTCGGGAGATATTGGACGTTTGCCCATCGTCGTCGGACCTGTGGACCCAACTTCTAATCCCAGTGGCACTAACTACGCGCTTAAAGTGCCAGGCGGTTTGTGGACTTTGGCCCAGCTTCTGCAGGCGACTGCGGCCAATTGGACTGGAGGCTTCGGCTTTCAAGCTCCTAATTTTGTGCCAAACGACCCTAAGGAAGCTTTGGACTACGCCACGACAGCTTTAAACCTGTATACCGCTGCTGCGGGTACTGGTGTCACACAGGCGATCTCGGCCATTTACGACCTGTTGGTGCCGCCTGCAGGCGGTTACTTGTTTGGTCGGTTCACTGGCACGTGGCCTACGGCTCAAACCGGGGCTACGATGACTGTGCTGTTGAATCCCTCGCGTACGTCAAATACGCTTTCATTAGCGTTGGTGTCAGCGGGGAAGTGGAAGAGAGCGCACATGCGCAAGCATGTGGAAGAAGAGTTGAAGAGAGAAAAGGATGAAATTGATGAGAAGGGGAAAGCTCATGCCCCGCCCATTAATTTGGTGCAGCAGAGTTGCTCTCCGAGCCCTGGTTTGCAGATGATACCCGCTATGACGGCGGCTGGTCAGCTAGTTCAATATGCTCCACAGAACATTTCCTCTCCTTCTATGCCTACTTATAGGCAGTAAGGGTGTCCTCTAGAAGATGGGATCCCTGGGCGGGCTGCGTGAAGTGCACCCCACAAACATGCTTGTCAACGAATGTTCGGCTAGAGCATTGCCCAACCCTATCTATAAGAC